CGGCTTCGTGAGGGGCACCAGCTTGGTCATATACTCCCGATCCTGATGGCACGGGCGTCGGGCCACGGTGTCGGCAAGAGTACGGTCGCCGCGTGGGTGCTGCACTGGGGGCTATCGACGATGCCCGACGCACGGGTCGTCGTGACCGCCAATACCGATACCCAGCTGAGGACCAAAACCTGGCCCGAGGTCACCAAATGGCTGCGGCTGGCGATCAACAGCCATTGGTTTCGCGCGACCGCGACTGCCGTCTATTCCGTCGACCCGGCGCACGAGCGCCTCTGGCGAGCGGACGCAATTCCGTGGAGCGAAGAGAATACCGAGGCCTTCGCCGGGCTGCACAACAAGGGCCGCCGCGTCATCCTGATCTTCGACGAGGCCAGCGCTATCGCGGACAAGATCTGGGAGGTTTCCGAGGGCGCGTTGACCGATGAGGACACGGAAATCATCTGGCTGGCTTTCGGCAACCCGACACGCAACACCGGGCGCTTTCGAGAGTGCTTTGGCCGGTTCCGGCATCGCTGGGATGTCGCTCATATCGACAGCCGCACGGTCGAGGGCACGAACAAAGCCCAGCTCGAGCAATGGGTACGCGATTATGGCGAGGACAGTGATTTCGTTCGGATCCGCGTCAAGGGCGTCTTCCCGCATGCCGGCTCGATGCAATTCATCGGCTCGGATCTCGTCGAAGCGGCTGCGGCCCGCTCCCTGGCGGATCTCCCCAGGGTCGTCGGTGAGCCTTTGATCATGGGCGTCGACGTGGCCCGTTTTGGCGATGATGCCTCGGTCATCCGGTTTCGCCAGGGCCGCGACGCCAGGAGCATTCCGCCGGTAAAGTTGCGTGGTGTCGATACTATGGAGCTGTCGGCGCGGATCGCGGACGAGAGCGCCCGGTACGGGACCTCTGAGATCTTCATAGACGGGGGTGGCGTCGGCGGCGGCGTGGTCGATCGCTGCCGGCAGATCGGCCTCAGCGTGACTGACGTGCGGTTTGGTGCCAAGAGCGACCGGGCGCAGCTGGACCACGACCGGGCGATCGGGTTCGCAAATAAAAGAGCAGAGATATGGGGCAGCATGCGGGCGTGGCTGCCCAATGGAGCAATCGATAACGATCCCGAGCTGATCGCCGACCTGACCGGCGTCGAATATGGATATGTTCTGCGTGACGGTCGCGACGCTATCCAGCTCGAGCGAAAGGAGGACATGAAGCGGCGCGGGCTGGCCTCACCGGACAATGCAGACGCGCTCGCCCTGACCTTCGCCTACCCGGTGCTGGCAGCTGCAGCCCGCTCACGCCGGCCGGGGCGCTATTTCCGAAGCGACTATAATCCGCTCGCCTGGACTGAGGAGGAAAAACGCGTGATGGGAGTGAGCTTACCCTGAAGACTGAAGCGAGTGACGGCTGCCTGTGGTGCGGCAGTCGCTTTGAGCGGAGAAACGATGGGGTAAGGCGCAGCGGTTCTGTCGCCCGGCTTGTCACCGCGCGCTCGACGCTGCTGGCCGGCGGTAGATCGCCGGGGCGCTGGCGTCGGGTGTTCTGAGGATGGGCGACCTTCGGAATGGCTCGGCGACAACGCCCGCGTTGCTGCCAAGTGTGGAAGCGCCCGCCTAGGACAATCGGCCCTTGCAGTTGCCACCGGAGCGGCCCAACGAAGCTGCTGAGGGCTCGCCGTTTACCGAGACGTGGGAATTCAGAGCGATGAGAATCTTTCTTAGTCTGAAAGCTCACATCTTCACGTCTACTTTTCTGTTAGCTGCCAGACACCGTTCCAATCTGCCGGCACGCTCGTCCCGCTCAGGAGCTGGAGGCGCCGCCGGAACACGGTCGCCGGCCCGTCCATTGGCATCACGGCTAAACATTGCTCGAAGCATCGCTCCGACTGGACCCAGTCGCGCGCGCGATAGGCCGCTAGGCCCTCGGTAAACAAAGCGCATAACTCTTGCTTTGCGTCGGAAAGGCATCCGGCAGGTCCGAGGACCTCGTAGACGCGCACGGGTTCGGTCCGGCCCACCACAGTAAGAAAATCGATCTCGCGACCCTCGACATCGTTCTTGGCAAGCCGAAAAGTTCGTTCGTCGACCAGAATGCTCGTCTCGTAGACTTTGTTCGCGCCCTCCAGGCGCGAAGCTAGGTTAACGGCATCGCCGATTACCGTGAACGACCGCGCATCCGCCGAGCCGATGGTCCCGACCACCAGATGTCCGGTGGCGAGGCCCATACGCACACTGAATTCTGGCAGGTCACGACGGAGGCCAAGAACATCTGATAAATGGTTCCGCAGCTTTTCAATCGCAGATTGCTGCGCCAGAGCACTAAGGCAGGCATCGGTGGCATGGCTTTCACCGCGAGAGAAGGGCGCCGTCCAGAAGGCCATCAGGCCATCACCGATAAACTTGTCGATAATGCCGTTGCGGGCGTGGATGGCTGCCGTCATCTCCGAGAAGTAGGTGTTGAGCAGCTTGACCAAGGTAGTGGCAGTCAGCAGCTCGCCGAGGGTGCTGAATGCTTTGATATCCGAAAAGAACACGGTCGCCACCTGCCGCTCGGCCAGATCCTTGCCGCCCGCTGGATCTATCAAATTGGCGACGATCCGCGGATCAATAAATTTGCCGAAAGTCTCCTTGATGCGATCCTTTGCCCGCAAATCCTCGACCATGTGATTGAAGGCAACTGTCAGCTTGCCGATCTCGTCGTTGCTGGTAACCGGCAGGATCTCGTAGCGCTGGCCATCCTGAACCTGCCGGGTGCCCTGGATCAGTCGCTCGAGCCCGGCCATCATTCGGTTCGACACCATCGTTGACACGCTGACGCCGATCAGGGAGGCGAGCGCGAGCATGACTAGCTCGAGAACAGTCAGCTGGCGATTGAGGCGGTGCGCCTCTCCGGCGGCGCTGGCCGTCAACACAGCGAGTTCGTAGCGCACCGCCGTGAGGTCTTCGCCGAACAAGACGCGGTAAGGAGCAAACCCTGCTGCAATGTTCTCCGCCTCCTCGCCGCGGCCAGCCCTCAGCGCCTCGGACATTCGCCGTCCGACCTCGATGAAGTTCGGCAGGGCACGTTTCATGTAGCCGAAGCGGCCGCGGATATCGGCCATGGCCACACGCTTTTCGACGCTCTCGCTCCGATCTTGCACAAACCGATTAAGCTGCTCTTCTGATGTGTGGAAGGTCGTCCGTCAGCAGTTCAGCATGGCGGAGGCGTTCCGCTTCTCCTTCTGTCGCGAGCGCACCCCCCGTGGACTGCGAATTGCGCAGAGCCACTGCGCGACGCAACAAGTTCAGTTCATATCTATCTGTGACGCAACAAGTTCAGTTCATATCTATCTGTAAAGACATCGATAGTGGCGACTGCGGCATTCAGCGGCAGATAATCGTCCACTACTCCTGAGAATTGCTCGTTGATTTTGCTCTGCAATAGAAGCGAAACCGCCGCCGTTGCCATAAACAGCAGGAGAAGGCAAAGAGTCAATGACACAATCTTGCGGCGTAGTGTCATTGTTGGACGTTTGATTAGACGGTCAATACTACCGGACAGGACGCTGGTTGTGTATAACGACCCGGGCACCGACGGAATCCTGAACTTGGCGTGAGCCGTTAATATCACTACGCAGAGGCTATCACTGGTCCGGGCGTCAAGTGTCCGTGGCCTGCGGGTTTTGCGCGGATCGGTTCACCGCCTTTCTCCAGAATTATAGATCTGAAACTCGCTGTGTTCGAGACGCATGTCGCCACTCCTATTATCAGCAGAAGCCGGTCGGCTCGTCGTGCTTCGGCAGGAACCGGCGTCAGGGCATCAATAACCGCCACAATATCGGACGATTCGAGGACTGAGCAGGTAAAGGTCCTCGACGAGATCGCCTCGCACCGCTCGAAAGCCGTCTATGACCTCATCATTACCGCCACCAATAAGCGGCTGCAGCATCTGGTGCAGACAATCTCGACCGCGATCGACAATCTCACTGGGATCGGAAAAAGCTGTGGGACTATTCCGAGAAGGTCCTCAGCGGGCTTCGCCAACGAGCGCTTTTTCGCGGTCCTGTACGCGGCCGACGACAAATGACGACCCGTTCGACGAGGCGACCTGGCGCCGGCTCGTCCAGCCCGAGGCGCTGCGCAGTGAGGCGATCAAGGCGCGGGCCTCGCGGGCGCTCAAGGCAGCATTCCTCACCCGCTATCTCAGCGTCTGGGTCGGCGCCGATCGGGCACTGTTCGACCTCGCCTATTGGGATCTCACCCGAAGATGCGCCTCGAGGAAATTCGAAGGGCCGCCGGGCTTTGCCGCGATCGATATGGCAGTGCGCGTCGATCTGGCGGCGGCGAGCCTGATCCCTTCAGCCAGCGCTCGATGTAGAGCAGTACCCACGCGCAGTTCGTATGATGACGGACCGCCTTGAGCAACAACTCCCAATCGATACTGTCGAAGTAA